CCATTCTCTACCATCTACAGAGTAAACATTAGAACCATGTGTTGCAGTCTCTTGTTCTAGTATTTGGAGAGATTTAAACTTATGTCTTTGACTCCCAAAATGACTGCCAATTCTAGGGTCTTTTATAGGCTTGCTCCCTTTGATGTCTGTGTAATAGTACATCCTGCCGTCAGACTGCACCGTTCCATATTTACTAGAAGCAACAGTAGAACTATTCGGCCCAGTTGTAACGGCAGACAATGCAGTAGAACCATCCACCATTATATTAGCAACAGCAGGATACAGCACATCTGGGATGATGTGTGGTACAACACTCAGTGATTCAGTATGTGCCTGATCTGCATTGATTCTTGCTCTGCTCATGGGTTACTCCTTTGTGCTTCTTGTTCTGCCTGAAAAGTTGTCCATGCAGTCTTTACTTCATCTGTCCATTCTGCTTCTGCTTTGTCCTTAACTTCTTGGTGTTCGTCATCTGCAAGAGTCATATCTGGTGTAAGCACCCTGCGATGGTATCCACCATCATCCGTAATCTCTCTGATTTGGAGATGTTTGTAGTCTGTGACTACTTCTATTTTGTTTAATTCCATTTTAATTTACTCTATAAACTACTGTACCAGTTATAGTTTTACTTGCTCCAATTTGGGCATCGGTAGCCGCATTACCTGAACTGTACATTAAATATCCTGTTGTAGCACCATTATTTATTATACCTTGACCCGGAAAAGAATCTGCATTTGTATATCCAATCGCTATTGCTCCACGATGAGCATCAGTAGATCCACATGTAAAAGGAAAATTCTTAACTGCGAATCCATCTGATCCTGAAATTGATCCTGTTACAAAAACAAAATGTGCCATAACTGTTTTCCCAATTTTTGTGTACTTTCCCGCCTGTGATGAACCACCTCCGTCAGTATCCTGTGGTGTCCAATCTCCTACCTCATAATCCAGTTCAGTTGTGCCGATGACACCTGACTTCGATCCTGCCGAATTAATTAAACCTGACATAAAAACCTCCGATTAATTATTCCTGACATCAGTTTCTCCTATGCGTTGTTCTGGTCAATGAAGGTAAGGTGACAATCCACAGTCATCCCTGAAGTACAATACATTTGTAATTTTTGGGCAGTTGCTGTGCCTTGATCTGCAAGAGCATCCTGCTCTGCAACGGTTGATAAAGCACCACTAAATCCTGTTGGCTCACAACCAGTAAAACTGAATTTATCATTCCAAACAAAAGTATCATTAGCAGAACCTGAGTTTTTAGTTAACAAAATAGTCTCGCCAGAATCTCCAGCAAAAGAATCAAATCCAGTTAAAAAAACTTGCCAGTCATCACTAGTTGCAGACACCGTCACATAAAAAACTGTGAAGGATAATACTGTGTATATATGATGCTGTACACCAATTATTAATGGTTGAGTAGTATTATTTATATCCTCAAAATGTGCAGTCCGAATTATCTCTGTTCCTGCTGACCTAACTATTGCCATATTATCCTCCCATTACCCATGAGTTGTGTAAAGTTTTCATAAATGCTTCTCCTCTCTGAATGATCTTTGAATTAGTGTCAGTCTCAATGCCACCATTGGCTGTGATTAATCCAGTTGCAGTTGTAGTAGAACTATTAGTAACTGCTCCAGAATGAATTACTGCACCAGAGAAAGTACCACCAGTTGCAGGTACAGAGTCACTTACACTGAAGGTGTGATTTGCTTCAACAGTCAGGATGTCACTTGCAGATAATGCAGCAAGACCTGTTATTGAAGAACCTGTAGTTGCCTGGAAATCCTTCCCTGATCCTTCTACTAATAAAACACCATTAAGCCAGACTTTGACCCATCCCACTGTATAATTAATTAACCGGGAATCGTCTGAAGTAGTTACAGAGGTTTCACCACCACTTGCAGTGAAAACATAAGTCTCTGATCTGCCAGATCGTAAGTCATTTCCAATGTACATTAGTTATCCTTTAGGGTATTTATCTTTTGTCACTTTAATTACTGCTTTCCAAGAGTCGATTCCGTTGTGATATATCTCGTCTAATTGATCTGGGATACTGGGAAATTCTGCCTGTCTGTTTCTTGCATACTCCTGTGCATCGTATTCTACTTCCCATGCAGTAATAGCATCATTAAATTCCTGTTCTGTTGGTTTGGGAATATCATCAGACATCCAATCCAAAGTTGCATAAGTATCTGCACACACCCATCTTGCATTTGGGAATCCATGCCATAAAGCATTAGTAATTTTATCTCTATGTTCCATATTATCTTTGTATTTCAAAAAGTGTCATACGAAAATGATTGTAATTGCTAGCAGAACCAACGTGAACTGCCATATTTGTAGTATTAGTTGCTACATATCCTAAAGAATAAATATTTGTTCCAGTTCCGGGCGATTCATCCAACCAAGAGTGAGTAATTTCATTAGCAAAATTCATGTTAGTCAGGTTGTGGGAAGCCTCTATATTGTGAAAATAATGTTCAGTATGTTGAGGTGCAGTAATTTCAGTTGTCCCTCTAAATAATCCAAAACCACCACCAGAATTTTTATCAGACGATGAAGTCATTCCACTTCTTGCAAAAACTCCAACAAATGTTGTAACTATAAATACATGATTAGAGGTTCCAACATTATCAATTTGACAACTCCAATAATGATTTCCCGATCCATCATGTACTCTGATATGTGTGTTATTACTTATTGTAGCCGAAATTCCACTTCCGTATGTATTATTTGCAATCTGTACAATATGCCCAGCAGGGAACGTAGCATTCGTAAGTGTTACAGCAGAAGGGGTACCTAAATTTGGGGTAACTAATGTAACTGAATCTGCTATTGCAGCAGTATCAACTGCATCATCTGCCAGTTCTGAAGCTCCCACAGAATCAGGTGCTAAATCTGCTGCTACAATTATTCCGTCAGCAATATCTGCACTTGATAAAGTTGCATTTGAGGGTGGTCTTCCTACATATGCCATTATGTAATCTCCAATATAGACATTACAACATCAACAGAACTTGATGCAGTTGATTTTACTTTAATAAGATCAGACGGTTCCATAACCACCTTCTGATCTCCACCAATCAGGATAACTGTACTTCCAGATGGTAATGGACAATTTTTTACAATATAAAAATCATTAGATCCATCATTCAAAGTTACATCTACATCAACTGCAGAAGTAGTAGTATTAGATACAGATAATCCAATAACTGTAGTTTTTGTTGAACCACCTACAGCATATGAATCTATCTGTGTTAGTGATGTCCCGATATTACGTTCTGTTTTCCTTAAAAATGTGTTTGCCATTTTCTATCCTATTAATGGTACCAGTACAAGACCAAGTGCAATGCTCATCGCAATTGCCGATCCAAGAATATCGTTCCCAGAAGCAACACCTGTCAAAGCACCCACAAAAGTAGTTCCTGATACTGTCCCGGTAGTTGTTATATTTGAAGATCCAGTATCAATTGTTCCAAAACCAGAAGTGATTGAACCTGCATTCAATGCTCCAACTGAAGTGATCTGTGTTTGTGCTGCATCAACATTAAGTGTATTGGTTGATAATGTAAGTCCAGTACCTCCCACCAAAGCAGTTTTGCTCATTGCAATGGCTGCATCGGATTTAACATCAGCATTAATAATTGAGTCACTTGCGATTGCAGTTGCATTTCCAGTAGAAGTTACATCTCCAGTTAAATTTGCATTTGTTGTAACACTTCCTGCTGTTAAACCAGAAGCAGTTCCAGTTAAATTAGTAGCCACTCCAGAAGCAGGTGTGCCAAGTGCTGGAGTTACAAGTGTGGGTGAATTTGATAATACAACATTACCAGTTCCAGTTTTAGAAGTTACTCCAGTTCCACCTTGTGCCACTGATACTGTAGTTCCTTCCCAGGTTCCTGTTGTTATAGTTCCAACAGAAGTAATCTGAGTTTGAGCAGCATCTACATTTAAAGTATTCGTACTTAGAGTTAAGCCTGTTCCTCCTACAAGTGCTGTTTTTGAAATTGCAATTGCAGCATCTGATTTAACATCTGCATTAACAATTACATCACTTGCAATTGAGGTGGCATTCCCAGAACTTGTGACATCACCTGTTAGATTTGCGTTAGTTATTACAGTTGCAGCATTACCAACACTGGTCACTCCACCTGTTAAATTAGCATTGGTAGTAACATTTCCTGCAGTTAATCCTGCTGCTGTACCAGTTGCATTTGTCATAACACCAGATGCAGGGGTGCCAAGTGCAGGAGCAGTTAGTGTTTTATTAGTTAAAGTCTGGGTTCCAGTTAATGTGGCAACAGTGGAGTCAATTGCAATGTCATCTGCATTAGCAGTAATACCTGTACCACCAATAACATTTAAAGTAACATCACCTGTTATACCTCCTCCAGTTAAACCTGATCCTGCAACTACTGAAGTAACATCTCCAGCTTCATGTGTTTGGGAATCTACATATGCTTTAATTGATTGTTGAGTTGCAACATGTGTAGCAGAGTCGGAGGACATATTATCCTCATCTTTAACTGCAGTTCCACTTACACCAGTATTAAGAACTGGACTGGGAATAGTAACTGCACCAGTAAATGTTCCACCTGTTTTTGCAACTATTGCTGTATCCAGAGACTGGATTGCATCATTGATAGTTGTACCCCAAGTTCCCCTAGAATCTTCTGATCCTACTACTGGAAGGGTTATATCTAAATTTGTAGTTGGATTTGCCATTATTGATATGTGTCTATTATAATTTTACCTTTTGTACCAACATTCCCATCATCACCAATATAAATACCACCTGAAACTGAATTACCTCCATACCATCCACCTTCTGAACCTGCACCTCTTGTTAATGTAGATGATACAAATGAAGAACCATTTCCAGTTAATGTTGCACTTCCTGCATTCATAGTTCCCCTTCCATCGGGCCATCCTGCACTGGTCTGGTCTGTATTTGAAAAGTCATAACCAGAGACATTATAATGATCTACTGGATAAGTGACTGAAGGATAAGTAGTTCCACCTGCAGCAAAAGAATGTCCACTACCAGCAGCTAAAGTATAATAATGAGTATTGCCAGATTTTGCTCCTGCAGTAACCCATACAGTTCCACCATATCCTTTCTTACCTCCTCCTGCAGTTAAGACATAAGGATCATCTGTTGTAGGTGAATCTCCAGTAAATACTATGTCAGGTGCATCATACCCATGTTCCCCCCAGAATGCACTATAGTCATTATTATATGCAGATGCATGTGGGTTCCATGCTCCAAAAGTGCTGGAAGTTGGTACATCAGGAAATTTTGCTCCATTTATAGAATTTGCATAATTGGCAGTTATACCTGCTGCCCTGAGTGTATCTGTTCCTCTACCTGCAGTCAGGTATGGAGTACTGCTAAATCCTGTCCATGAAAATACCACTCCCGGTTTTGTTTCCAAGATTACTTCTGCATATGCCCCATGACCACCTGAACCACCTACTGATCTTACTTGAACTGTTGAACCTCCACCAGTAGGATTATACATTGATGTTGCCATTCCACCTCCTGATGATCCACCATGACCCCAGATCTTAACTCTTATGTATCTTGTTTTTGCAGGTACAGTCCATGATCCATCTGATTGTGTCTCTGCCTGACCTCCACTTCCAATACTGTATTGAGTGTATGGAGTTTTATGAGATTCCTTCCAGACTCCACCACTTAGAACATGGACCTTAAAGGTTCTTTCCCATGTACCCCCATGCAGAATATGGGGGCATTCTACAGTATTCCAACTACCACCATCTAAAACTCTTATTGACTTTCCCATTTATGGAATCTCAAACCAGACATCACCATTTGCATAACCTGTTGTGGATGAGGGTGCAGAAGTAGAAACTGTCTTGTTGCCCTGACCATTTGAACCAATATTGAAATTAGTATAACTTCCTGCAGTTCCTGTGACTGCAAGGTTAACAGTTTTGTGTGCACTTCCTATTTCACTTCCACTACTTGTAACAGTTACTCCTGCAACTGTACCTGAACCAGACAGTGCAAATGTTCCATCTGAAACAAGTGCATCAATATTTGCAGTTCCAGTTACATGCAGATCATTCCATTGTTTTGTTGAACTGCCCAGATCATGGGTTGCATCTGTCTTTGGTATCAAATTGGAATTTACAGATGCAGTGACAACTAAATCATCTGTTGATGCACCTCCAATAGTTGCACTTCCAGTTGCAACTAATGCCTGAGTGGTTGTGTCTCCAGTTGGAGGTGCACAAACAATTGGTCCACCTGAAATAAGTTTTGGTTCAAGTACCAGTGCAACTATGACTGTATCTCCAGATTCAGATACAAGACCTGTTGAAACTGTAATAGAATTTGCAGAAATTGGAGATGTAAGTGTGTGGGTTTTAGGTGCAACTGTAGATCCGTTGGTTGCAGAAGAACAACCTGAAACCCTTATCTTGTCTCCCACCTTGAAATTCTGGAACAGGTCTCCCTCTGATGATGCTATTGTTCCTGTATTGGTTCCAGTATTTGTGAACGTAAGTACAGTTGATGTGAAACCCTTCAGGTCAACATCATCAACCTTACTTCCAAGTTCCAAGTCAATTTCATCAAGATCTGTATGAAGATTTTGACCCCATGCCTGATTATCTCCTCCAATCTCTGATTTGATCAGACTGTAATTGCTTGTAAATGTATTTGCCATATTATTGCTCAGTCCATGTTGTACTGTCAGTAGTATCTTCTGACCAGGTTACTGTTGTTGGTGTTTCGTCAGTGAATTCTGCAGAACCAAAATAAAAACTCCCGAATGTTGCAGATCCATATAATCGTGGTCCAATTGGTTCTTCTGTCCAAGTCTCATTCATGTGTAAACGTATTTTGGTCTCATATTTAAAGTACCTCCAGAATATCTGCTTTTCTCATCTGACATCTGTAATTCCAGCATTGCCCTGTCTAATAAACCACCCCATTGACCTGCAGACTGGGGGTCCATGATATATGGACTGGCTTGCATCAGAGTTGCATAAAGATAAATATCTGGATGTGCCGATAATAACCAGTTGTCACCTGAATCTGCCAGTGCAGCCAGGGCAGGGATGTCCTGAAAATAATTTAGCTGAAGTGTGTAAGTAGCATCTGGTGTTGGTAATAACTGGATTGAAGTACCTTCAATTGTATAATAATCTGGAATACCAACTTTGTCGTTTTGTTGTTCCCGGTAATCATCAGACCTGTCTGAAGTTATGTAGACCAGTCGTTTGGGAGGTGTTGTTGAAGTCAGTTCAATGTTCGACATTTCCAGGAAATCAGTAGGAAGACTTACATATTGAGATGTAGTAGATGCAGTTGCCCTGGTCAGCATATCTCTTGTCCTTAGAATACGATTGAATCCTGCTTCTGCAAGTGCAATAAATTCTGGTAACCTGGCAGTCAGATCTGATCTATTTAGCCAATTTGCGGCTGCAGTATGTAATTCTGCTTTTGTGGAAATTGCCATTATTTTTTCTTCTTTTTAGTGCTTGTTGCCTTTTTCCTGTTTGTAGACCTGCTTACTACCCTAAGATTCTTGGATGAATTGGACCCACCTTTATCCAATGGGATCTTATGGTCTACTTCTCTTGAGTCACCAACCTTCAGTCCAACTTTCTTCCTAGCAGCATTTGTCTGTGCTCTTCTCTTCTTCTGTTTTTTTGTAGCATGAAAGGGTGCCTCTTTCTTATAATCACGTTTAGTTTCTGGCATTAACTTAACCTCCCTTCAACTGTTTTAAAACATTTGTTTTCAGGTTCATCCAACCATTTAAGTAATCTCTTGGAATCACCCAGGATTCCATCTCTGATAAGTTTTGCTGCTAATACTGGGGGGATTTCTGCAATGTGCCTGTCTTCTGCTTTTCGGTTGACAGGTTGTTCTCTGAGGTATTTAGTGTAGTCTAAGGTAGGTTGGACATTCTGCTTCTTGGTAACATGAAATTTACCAGTCCCATCTTCTGTATGGACTGCAGTCTCAACTCCATTTACTGTTCCTAAATTTGTGGTTGTTTTTGGCACATTTATCCATTCTCTCTCCAGAAAAATTGGTTGGTACCCCTCCCGAAAGAGGGGTAGTTAAGGGTTAGTTTAGGTTAATGATCAACCACCACAATCTGCAACCAGACCATGTGCTAATTCATTATCCACTTGGAGTCCACCTTCCCAAACTATGAATTTTCCAAGTCCATCTCCGGTTCTCCCAATTTCTTGGGTCTCAAATGCCCGGAGTTGAGCAATTTTCACATATTCAGGATTGATGATCAACACATCCTTCTCGCCTCTAATGAAACGATCAGCTTGGATTGCATAAACGCCAAAGTCACCTGAATACAGACTCACGTTGGCATTTACTTCATCAGCTTTCCCTGGAAGTGCTACAACCTGAGTTGCAGATGCTCTACCTGAGAATGCACTTGCCAACTGCTTATTTGCAGCAGACATAATGACTTCTGTTGGTTGATCTCCAGAGGAGTCAAAACACAATTTAAGAACTGCCTTAAAGAGGGTTTCAGTGAATGCTCTGGCAGTACCATCGGTCCTGGCAGTGCTTCCTACAGCAGCCTGGGCTGCAGTTGGGTTTGTACCATTTGAT